CATGTCAACCCAACTGAATGAGCGTCAGTCGTACCGCTGGATCGCGGAGAAGATGCCTGACGAGCAAGCCCAAGCACTCCACACCTACCTCACCATCAACCCTCAGAAGCGCGGCTCACAATGGCCCGATGCGCTCGACGAGATGCTCAACAGCGACCGTCATCTGGCGGTGATCGAGCGCGTCTACAAGGTCGAGCCCAAGGCCCGCGAGTACGGCGTGTTGCCTGCCTTCGTCGCGCTCACGATGCTGTACGCCCAGCCCAAGGACTTCGGCAAGGACGAGGATGCTCAGCCACGACGTGTGATGTCGGTGATCACCGCCCGCTTCTCGGCGACCTCGATCGAAGGCACCAACCCGTTCCTGGCGATGCAGGAGATGGAAGCTGAGAGCGACGGCACGCACGCGACCGGGGTGAGTGATCTGCAGCCCGCGCCAGGTCGGCTGCGGCTGCCCGATGACGCCCGTGAAGCGTTGGGCTGGAAGCCGGAAACGCAAGAGTTCGGCCCACCCCCGACCGTCACGCCCGGCGTCAGAACACTGTCGGCGACCGACCTCGGCATCGCCCAGGACGACCCAGGCTGGGCTGCAACGGTCGAGGAAGCGATCGGTCTCGACGATTTCGATACGTTGGCGCCTATCGACGAACCCGGACCGTTCCCTGGGCCCAATCCAGCGGCCGAACCCAGCCAGTCGGAATGGATGTACGCCTGGCAGGTGTGGAATCCGCGCTCGTCCAAGTGGGAGTTGATCGGGGCGCTGATGCAAGGCATGTCGTTGCCGTTGGTGACGACCAATCCCCAGGTCGCCGAAGACCTGCGACCGATGGCGATGGCCCACATGGGCGCCAGCGGCCAGCCGATCCGTCTCATCAACTTCGTGCCCGGTGCGATCCTGGATGCGATCGAGCCCGAGGATCGAGAGGTCGACGATGCCATCTGACAGCTATGGCGAGTGGGACGTGATCCCATCCAAGCGCGAGCGGCACGACTTCCACGTCAGCACCAACACCACGCACGGCACCTACCGGGCCCAGTGCAACGTGTGCTCGTGGATGGGACTGCCTCATGTCAGCCGCAACGCCGCCGAGGCTGACGGCGACGAGCACATGCTGTTGATGTCAGGAGACGACGATGGCTGAGTCCAACATCTTCGACGTACAAGCGTCCGAGCCATACGACTACATGAGCACGGCGGATAACAGCGTCCGACGCGTCGTGCCGCAACACGTCAACCTGCGTCTGCATGTGTTGGCGCCGACGATGGAGCGCGTGGTGGAACTGATGCACGAGCACCATCCCGAAGCGGTGTTACATCAGATCATCAAACGCACCAATGTGCGCGACGTGATCGTTGATCCACAAGTGTGGCGCGATGAGCGATGACGTGAGCCGCAGTGAGGGCGAACCTCACGACCGCAAGACACGCCTTGCCAACGAGGTCGCGCGAGCGATCGACGTCCATCCCGACTTCCATGAGGGCGACCAGGTGATCGTCGTCGTCAGCAGCGATGCCGACAAGAGCAGTGGCATCGGGCTGTTCGGCTTCGAGGATGACAAGGATGCGATCGTCACGCTGTTCATCACGTTGCGTGCGATCTGTCGTTCGGCGGGCAAGGACTTGGCGTTCATCGGCATCCCCGACGATGCGGCAGGGATCGACGATGTACCGAGTCGATGACTTGACGCGCTTGGTGAGAACCAAGATCGTGGTCTGTGATGAGTGTGGCTGCTGGCGTTGGACCGGCAGCCGCGACTCGTCGCAGTACGCCAAGTTGAAGCTGCGCGGCAAGACGTTGATCCTGCATCGCTACGTGTACGAGGCGCTGGTCGGCGAGATTCCCGATGGGATGACGATCGACCATCTCAACTGCACGTTGCGGTGGTGCGTCAACCCGGCTCACATGCAAGTGGTGTCGGCGCTCGACAACACCTTGCGTGCCAATGCGACACGTTGGCACGACGTCAAGTTCGATGACACTGGCAATGCCACCGACCGACGACATTGCAAGTCGTGTGCTTCGTTCAAGGCCGTCGCCGTTCACCCCGACCCCGTGTGGTTGCCCAATGTGGCTCGCTCACGGAATGTCGGTTCTTAACCTGATAGCCGCCATCTTCGCTCTGATCGGGATGGTGCTCGCATTTGTGGCCGTTGTCTTGTGGCACCGGACACGCCCCCACTCACCTGGTGAGTGACAACCCAACCCATGAAAGGAAGCAATGAACACACCACCCAACCTGCGCGTCTGCGATGAAGACAACGTCGACGTGCAAACCCTGGTCTGTGATGCGCTCACGCAGATGAATCTCACCTACGCCATGTTGGCGGCGGTGGTGATGAACTGCGAGCCACACAACTCCAAGCTGCCTGTGCTGATCGCTCACGCCCAGGCAGCCAACAGTCAGATGCTGTCGTTGCTACGTCACCCGGCAGGTGGCGCATGAGCCTGCAGGACGAACAGAACCAGCAGTACTACGAGGCGCTCGTCAACCTGCAGAAGTTGGCGACGGCGATGTACGCCCAGGCGCACACGATGGAGACACAGAACGGCGTGCCATGTCAGCGCGTCCGTTCGCGTCTTAGTAAGGCGCGCGAGTACATCGACGAAGCGGTCTACGTCTTCAACATGGACGTCATCCGTGGCGCCAAGACACCGACCAAGGCGCAACTCGATATGCAGTTGGAACAGGAGTTGAGTTGACCACAGCAATGACTGCTGCGAACTACGCCAGATTGGCCTTCGCCGCGGTGGCGTTCATCGTCGCCGCGATGGCGATGGTGATCCTCATCTGGCGTGACTCGCGACCGCGACCGGACGACTTCACGTCGATCGTGCGCAATCCACGTCGGCCCACACCGCAACCCATCCACCACCACACCCATTACTGCCGCCGTATCGGCTGCAGAGAGGAAGCCAACGATGCCAGCAACGACTAGGAAACCACCGATCACACCCAAGATCACACTCGATGACCAAGACGACGGAGTCTGCGTTGCGGTCTACGAAGTGATGACCTACCGCTTCCTGTTGATGGACGGACGCACCATTGACGTGCGTGCGATCCAAGCCGACAGCTATCTCACCGACGCTGTCTTGAAGAAGACCGGCGCGAAAGGAATCAGTGGTGTCACGACATTGGACCGGCCCACCGACGAGAAGGGTAAGGGCGATGAGCGGGTGGGACCAACGGTATGACATCGAATCGTGGGAGCACGACGAACGGATGAAGTCGTCCGACTGGAACCACAACATCTGCAACGAGTGCTGGAACAAACTCCATCCAGGCGTACAACCGCATCGGGTCAAGCTGCGTAAAGGCATCGCCTTGCTGTGCTGCTGGTGCGGTTTCCCAACCCAATCAGGCATCTACGTCCGCGAAGACCCGGCCGTGATGCGCAACTGTCAACACACCGTTGAGGTCATCATCCCTCAACACGATCAACCCAAATAGAAAGAGCAGCAATGCCCCAAACACCATCCAAACCCAGGACATACCAACAGGACGTCAGCAAGATCGCGCAGGCGGTCGACGATGCACTCGTGATGACGATCGACAAGATCGACCACAACGACCATCTCGACCTCGACAACATCTTGTTGGCGTTGGCGGAGGCGCGTGCCTACGTCGTCAAGGCACAACTCTCGGCCACCGTTGTCGACACGATTCTGATTGAGGTCAAGAACGACCGCGACCGGGTCTTCGCTGACGAGTTGCCGCCGTACCCGACACCGAACGCGTTGCCGAAGATCAAAGCGCAAGGACACAAGAAGCCGCAGTACAAGAAGGGCATCCAGGCCTTGTTCAAGGGCGCCAGGGAGTTCGACTGTCCGCGCTGTGACGCCGAGGCAGGCACCAACTGTTTCAAGTTCGACGGGCCGGGAGCGCATCCGAAGCTGACGACCGAACGCAACGACGGCACGTTCTTCCATCACCAACGGCAGGACTTGGCGAAGGCACACAACGACCGCATTCGCAAGGCAAACATCATCAGCTGAATCTCATCAACCCAATGAAAGGAAGGCAATGACTACAGCAACGCGCGATGACATCGTGTGGTTCTGGATCGGCATTGACGATCACCTGGAAGCCCTGCGCTACAACTGGGGCACCCAGGACCGCTTCACGCAAGCGGGGATGTGGGATGTCACCGACGACACCTATATCAACGGCATACCGCTGATCCTCGACGGCGACTACTACATGGGCTACCTGCTGGAAGTGGCAGAGCGTGACAGCGACACGATCAGTTACGTCGCGATCGCGCTCTATCACGGCAAGTGCCCGGAGTGTGGCTACCAAGCGCACGACTCGATGTGGTTCGAGCCCGGTGGCCCGATCGCCATCAACGACGTGCCCGACACGCTGACCACCGCCTGTAAGTGGACGGTCGACGTGATCCATGGCATGTGGGACAACGCCAACGAGACCGGCATCGAGAAGCACCACGAGACCGGCTGCCCGCGTGACGAATCAACCCAAGAGGAAGGACAACTGAATGACCAAACCCAAGAAGCCTGAGCCCGAGCCCAGGCGTCGTCGGCCACCGGAGCCGTGGCCGCAATACGAGGTACCGGTCGTGGTGCCGGTATCAGGTTTCCGCGATCAGGTGCATCGCATCACCTACCTACCGTGGGGCAACGTTCGCCTCGGCGCGGTCGGTTGGGAAGTGTGGCCTGATCGCAGCAACCGCAACATCCTGGTCTACATCGTGCCGTCCACCAAGGAAGGTGAGTTGGAGATTCGTTGCCATCTCACCTGGGATGACCCGGACCCGACCCAAGACCAGCTTCTGGGGTGCATCACGATACCGATCGCGTTGCTCGACCCAGATGAGTAATAGCTTCCACTCATCCAGTGAGTGGGCGTCGATGTTCGACGCTCACTCACTCAGCACTACCGAATCAACCCACAATGAAAGGCCCAATCCCATGCCATCTCAGGCACTCGCAACCCTGTCCTTCAACGACCTTGTTCGCAAGGTCGGCGGCACACCGGACAACGCCCGCCCGGTCGTGTTCCCGGCAGGCAACCATCAGTTCAAGTCACCTGGGCAGTACGCCCAGGACCCGTTGTCCTCGAAGCAGGTCTACTGCGACGAGGTCGACGCCATGTACGAATACGTGTCGCAGCACGAGAACCTGTCCTACGGCTACAACGACGTTGCCGTGTGCATGACTCGTGTGCTGCGTCGCTGCGACGGCGGCGTTGCCCGTTCCGTCAAGGCCAGCCCCTTCAAGCTGCCGTCCGAGCGAGTGGTCGACACCGGCTTCGACAGCAAGGGCAAGATGCGTCACGAGACGATCCCCGGTGACTGGATGACGATCCCCGGACTCGACGGGAAGTGCCGTGCGGTGGCACTCCCGGACGGTACTGGTCGGGTCGAGTTCCAGTTCCGGCGTTTCTGCCAGGACGCAATCAACGGCTTCTTCGCGTTCATCCGCGAGGAACTCGAAGAAAGGTCGATCTACCGCGGACAGATCATCACGTCCGACTACGAGTACATCAACGTCGCCAACTTCGATCGCAATCAGGTGGTGTTCAACGCCGAACTCGCGGAAGCGATCAAGGTTGCGTGCATCTCCCCGATCGTGGACCTCGACGAGTTGATCCGCGCCGGTGAGCGGCCGAAGCGGTCGGTGTTGCTGTCGGGCCCGCCAGGGACCGGCAAGACGCTGCTGTTCAACGTCGCTCAGTCATTGCTGTTCGAGATGGGGATGACCGGCATCATCGTCAAGGCTGGCGGTTCCGCACAGGACATGGCGAACGGGCTGCGCGTTGCCCGCAACTACATGACCAAGACCGGCATCGTCGGGCTGTTCATCGAAGACATCGAGAAGATGGCCGACAAAGATCGGTCGCAGGCACTCGACAACCTCGATGGCTCGGTCGCCAAGAGCGACCGCATCCTGATCATGATGACGACCAACTTCCCAGATCAGATCAACTCGGCGTTTCTGCGTCAGGGTCGCGTCGACGACTACATCGAGGTCGGCCTGCCCGACCAGGATGCGTTCACGCGTCTGATCCAGATGCGGTTGAAGGAGCGGCTCGCCGACGACGTCGATTGGGCTGCCGCCTTCGAGGCGTTCCACGACTACACCCCGGCGTGGATCGTGGGTGGCATGAGCAAGGTCATCCGTTCCGTGATCGCCCGTACTCACTCGTCGGACAACATCAAGGTCGGAACCGACGACCTGGTCACCGGCGCCACGTTGATGCGCCGTCAGTGGGAGTTGCAGGACTTGACCGCCAAGCGGCCGACACCCCTGCCCGCCCTCGACGAAGCATTCCGCGAGGCGATCAAGACGGCGATGGGTGAGGGCATCTCGCTCAGTGTGGACACGCTCGATAAGGGCGACGTCTACGAGATGGCGGCAAGCGCCATCGACGCCAAGCTGGACGGTGCCCCGCTCGGTTTGAAGACCGAGACCGGCAAGCCGTTGACGGGGAACCTCTCGACCAACGACTGAGTCCTGGGGGTCGTGCCCGGAGGTAAGAGCGGAGTAGTCACCGGGTGGAACTTCCGCCGCCCCCACCTTCACCCACTCATCCGATGAGTGGACCTCTTGTTGGCAGCCCGCTGGTCTATAGACCGGCGGGCTGCTGGCATTCACCAACCCAAACGAAAGGAAGGTCCGATGTACTCGGACGAAGACCTCATCAAGATTCATGACACGGTGCGCGAAGGCAAGGAACATCTCGTCGTCGAGCACGGTCAATACAACATGCCGCCGGTACTGGCGTTGCACTGGCAAGGCCACACCCACTCGGCGGTGATCGACCTGTTGCAATCGACGACGGGACTGACTGAGGCGTTGCAGCGTAGAGGCGCGCCCCAATCCGTCGTGGACAACGCGATGCGACCATCGGTGGTGCTGCACGCCATCTTGGACATGGTCGTCAATCATCAGCGACGACCACCGGCGGTTGGTGGCGGCAAGATTCGGCTCCCACCACCTGACGTTCCCCTCGAAGAAATCTGGCTGTCGCTGGAACAGTTCCAGTACGGCGCGGAGAACGATCGCGAGAAGGCGTTGGCGATGGCAGGCACGCTGCAGGAAGACTTCGAGACCAACCCGGACTCGAAGGTGCTGGAAGCGCTTGCCACCTACGTGGCGATGACCGACTCGGCCGGGATCGGCGAGTGGGCCCGGTTGACGTCGGCGCATCGACGTATCGAAGGCGGTGGCATGGAATGGCTACCGACCGAGATTCGGCGATCGGATCGCGAACCGCTCGACAAGGCCGAAGAAGTCGACGCCTTGCTCGACGTGATGCTGCCGTACCTGACGCGGGAGTCGCTGGCATGAGCCTCGAACCGGAGATGTACGTCGACCTCACGATTTCGTTGATCCGTGGGCTGCTCGAAGAAACGATCGAAATCACTCACGTCGCGCAGTTGCTCTACATGGCTGCGCAGCCGACGACGACGACCGAAACCTTCGAGGTCACCGACGAAGTCAAAGCGGAACTCACCGACTGGATTCCCGATGACCTCGCCGGTCTACGCGCGGTGACGATCGTTCAGATCAACCTGATCTGCATCGACGAAGACCACAAGCACCCAGAGGGTGAGCACACTCACATCGCTCAGGTGTTGCGGTTGGAGACGGCGCCAGGTTGGGACCCCAGACAGGTCCATGCCAATCGCACCCAACTCGACGAGGTCATCGAACGGGTCGGCCGACGTCGCTTGCCCGCTGACCTCGCCAATCACTTGGTGATGTCGACCGGGATCGGCAATGTCGGTCTGCGCGACCTGTTGCTCGGCGTCAAGGACGTCGATGCCGAGGTATCCGACTTCCGCAAGGAACTCGACCGTTTGTTCCCAACAGCAGAGGAAGGAGGAAGAAATGAGTGACCGCATCAACATGCTGCCGTTGACCGACTATGAGTTGTCGGTCAACGCCAAGATGGCTGACATTCATCGGCAATCGCTGATCAAGAAACTTGAACGGATCAACGGCAACCCGATCGAACGCCAGAACACGCTCGACGAAATCGAGGCATGTTCGGCCATCTCGCAGAAGGCACGTCGCATCGACGATGCACGGTTAAAGGTTGCTCAGTGAGCGAGAACGCTCGGCCGGTCGTCACTGAGACGGTGCGGCTGAGTGACACCACCAACGCACTCATGATGTCGAACGACACGACGCTCTACGGCTGCACCTGGCCGAAGTGCAACTACGTCGTCGAGACGCGTGAGTCAGTGCCGCGTCATTACCGACAGCACAGCGGACAAGCCGCCCAACGGCGGCGGGCAGAACGACGACCGCGATCAGCAGTCGTCGTCAACGAAGTACTCGAAGCAGCATTGGCGTTGCTCGACATGGTGCAAGACCTTGTCGACAAACTCGATTCCTTCGATGCCGAGTTCACGGACATGCGACGACAGATCGCTGAACACGCGATCACCGTCGAAGGCTTGCGAATGCAGGCCGAAGTGAACCGTGAGAAGGCCGAGGCCTACGACCGTCTCCGACAGTTACTGAGTGTCGAAGATGCCACGTAAGCCGAAGCCACCCGTCGTCTTGTACGGCGCACCGCGGCGCGGCCGCAAACACGAGTGCCCGCATTGTCACGGCGTTACCCGCGCCGTGAAGGGCACGTCGTTAGAGCAAGCGATCGCCAACCACGAAGCAACGTGTCCGGCGATCTTCCGAATCAACCCAGCAAAGAAAGGCAAACCCAATGGCAGATAAGAAGATGACCGACAAACAGCGACGAGAATCGCTGGCACAACAGGCAAGAGCGCGCGACCTTCCAGACGCATACCTGGACTGTCGATCACTCGGCCACGCCTGGCAAGAATGCGAGCCCGACCGACCTGCCAAGTTCGGCGAGCTACACGTCTACCAATGCCTGCGCTGCCTCGGCATCCGCGATGACTTGATCGCCCCTCGCTTCGGCGAGTTGCTGTCACGCGGCTACCGACATGCGCCGGGATACATGCAGCCCGTACCCGAGGATGGCACCCGTCTGTTCTCGGCATCGGCGTTGCGAGCAGAACGTCGCCGCCGACGTGAGGAAGGCGTCCGTCAATACGCCCAGGTTCGTCAGTGGGACGAGTCAGTCACCCAACCAACATCACAACCCATTGTTCGCAAGAACGGAAGGAACGGTAAGACCCCATCATGAACAAGATTCATCAACTCAGGTTTCGCGCAGTGGCCGACATGATCGAAGCCAACGACGGCTTCGACTACAGCATCTGGGCAGCCCGCAACATGGATGACGACGAGAGCGGCATCATGTTCATGGACAAGCTGGACGACGTCGGCGGACTCGACGCGACGTGCGGCGCGGTCGGCTGTATCGCCGGGTGGGCGGCAACCGTCGCCCTCCGCAACGGCTGGCAACCTCGCGGGCCGTTGAGCGAACACTGGCACGACATGACCGTCGCCCAATACGCCGGGGAATACCTCGGACTCGACACCATGCAGCAGGACCGGCTGTTCCTCGGTGACGCGATGCGCGCCGCCGGACTCTACGACAACCGCATCTCGCTGGAAGCGGTCCGCGAGGAAGCGACCGGCGCCGAGGCAGCCAAGCTGCTGCGGATGGTGGCAGACGGCGAGGTCACGCTGTGACGCCGCCAGCAGATACCCCATCAGGGCAGGGTCCCGATCCGTTGGTGACGATGGTGTCGGGCTACGTGATCGGCAGCTTACTGCACGGCGGGCTCGACCTGTCGTTGATCAGCGTCGACGCATCGACCAACGACAACCGCGCCACGTTCGTCGTGGAAGGCAAGCACACCCGCAAGCGGCTGAGCGTGTCAATCCGGGAGTTGCACGAATGAGCGATCCGATCTGCAATCACCGTTGGGAAGCACCGCGAGTCGAGACCCCGAACTCGATGCCAGTGACCCATGTGTGTGCGCTGTCAGTCAGCGAGCCAACCATGACCCACAACGGCGAGCATCGTTGCAGTTGTGGTGCGGTCCTCTCACTGTTCGATGAGTGAGTAGCGTTCCACTCACCTGGTGAGTGGACTTCACCGAGAGGCCCCGTCATCTTCGGATGGCGGGGCCTCTTTCGCGTCCCGGCGCAGGCGCGGACGCTCAAACGTGGCGAGCACGGCGCGGGCGAGCCGCAACGTCGCCACCGCTCCCAACACCAACCCGAGCGCGAATGTGCCAGCGAGAGTGACCGCGTCCCACTGAACATCGCGCACTCATCAAATCCGAATGCCCAGCGCTTCGATCACGTTGGCACCAACGTCTCGCACATCGCCCCATCCGTTGACGCGCTGCCCTTCGGTGTTGACGAACCGGAAGCAATCATCCTTGGCGAGCAACACCTTGACGTTGAAGTCATCCTCGCTCGGCGTGTAGCGGGTCATCCCGTCACCGATCCAGGCGGTGCCGTTCTCATCGAGTGCTACGACCATGCTCTTGTCATCCTCTCCTATCGGTGGTGCCGGTTCGCCCGGTTGCGGCTGCGGCGGCGGGGTTGGTTCGGGGCCAGGGTCCGGGCCAGGCAGTGGTGGTTCGGCTCCGGCGCGACTGGCGGCTTCACCCTCGACGTCGTCCTGCGACCAGGTGCCGCTCGACGTGACAGAGGTTGGTCGCCACGGCCCCTGGACGGCAGAGGCCGTGGCGGGGTCGATCTTACGATCCGGTGCGTAGTACTGGTGCATACACACATCGGTGGGATTCAGCCCGAGCCGACGACAGAGCATGTTCGAGAGCAGGAAGTAGGCGTCGATCTGTGCTTGCGGCCACGGCTCGCCGACGCCGTTGTTGGCAGCCTCGATCGACACCGCGTAGGTGTTCATCGAATCCTTGGGGACGTTGCCTTTGCTGAACCCGACCGGCCCGCCTTTGCCGTTGGTGTTCGTCGCCCCGCCCGCACAGACCCACACTTCGCCCTCACGCGTCAGGAGTAGGTTGCTGATCGGTGCGTCTGGGGAGTTGTGACAGATGTAGTTGGCGTCGTTGGCCGGAGTGGCTTTGGACGCGGTGTGATGCCACATCACACAGAAAGGGCGGTCCGGCTCATACCCACCTGATGATCTGGCTCGATGCTGCCAACCGTCCATCTCGACCACTCTGAGTCCCTCAGCGCGGCACCAGTCAGCAAGCTGTGTCAGGTACTTAGTGCCCAACGGCGTGCCTCTCTCTCTCGCTCGCGATGGCAGGTACGGCAGACCTGTGATCCATCTGATCTGATCCTGGTGTTCTCGGGTGTGAACTCATGGCCGTGTTTGCAATGCGTCTTGCGGTGACCGTGGTTCCCACGATGTCGACCCTTGGCAACCATGTCGGCCGAGTTGTCGGCGGCGGTCCCCAGAAATAAATGATCGAGTCGATAGCAGGCAGGGTTGTCGCAACGATGCAATACGAACACGCCATCTGGGATGGGCCCGTTGGCTTCCTCCCATGCTGCTCGGTGGACGTACTCGTAACGCGCATTCGCCCGCCCGGTGCCCTTGATATAGCGATGGCCGTAGCCGCTGGCGACTCGCGCTCCGGTCCACTCGATGCACGGTGTGGTGACCATAACGCACCATGCTACTCATGTCGCGACCGCTCTCTGAGCGTCGGCAAATCCTCACGAAGTTGATCGAGTCGTAGCTGCTGGCGTTCATCGAGTTGCTCACGGATGCGCTGGTAAGCGCTGGCTCGCTGTTCGATGCTGGCGATCAGATCGTCGATCGGACGGATGCCACGGGAAGCGTCAAGCGCATCGAGCCGCATGACCAAGTTCCGTGCCATGTCTTCGGCACGATCCCCCGCGTCGAAACTGTCTTCCGGCTCCCAATCGAACCGGTCGAAGCTCACTTCTTACCTCGCCGTGCCTGACTGGCCTTGATCGCTCGACCCTGGCGTGCCGCCTTCGCCTTGGTCTTGTAGGTCTTGCCTTTCGATCCGAACTTGTAGCCGCCGGATATCTTATGAACGGGCAACGTGACCACCCCTTCCCTTGCTCAGCATGTCTTGCATGTTGTCGGTCTGATCACCGAGAAACAGATGGCTTGTGCAACTCATTCTCAGCCTCCAACTGCGGCACGTCGCCGTGCCTGATCGCGTTGCTCGAAGTATCGGTTCATCGCTTCTGACTGCATCTGCTTGTCGCTGATCGTGCGCACCGGCGCGCCCAGGAACCGTAGCCACGATTCGGCGAGGCGGTCGTCGCCGGTGCCGCCAGTGGTGCCTGGCACCAACCGATCGAGTCGGCTCAACGGCGGGATCGTGGCGGTCAGTGCGTTCATCGCCTTGTCGTCAATGAACCAACCGTTCGGCCCGTGCTCGGCGGCGCCGAATGCCGCCAACAGGGGAGCGATCGGCGTCAACGCTCCTGCCGGTGACACGTCTTCGGGCCCGTACCGCTGGCCGGTGAAGAAATCCTGTCCGGCCATGTACTCCAAGGGGGCGGTCAGGATCGGGTTGAACTCACTCAGCACCTGGCCCGGCGACTCGCCCGTCAACGGACCGGCGAGGCGCGAGATGTCCTGCTGCAACCGCAGGTGTGGCAGGTCGGGTTGCATCACGACGGGCATCCCACCGGCGGCACCGGGCAGCCAGTCCGGCGTTGTCAGTCCGGTGTTGAAGCCGCCGCCTTCCTCGATGTACTCGGGTAGGAACTCGGGGTTGGGCACCGAGAAGTTGCGCACGAAGCTGGCGTAGCGGTTGTAAATCTTGGGCCGCGTCCACATCTGCGTGAACTGCAGCGGCATGTTGCGCGACGTGAACGTCCAGAACGGGATGTAACGCTTGGCCTTCTCGTCGAACTCGGAGACCTGGCTGTAGTCGAAGTGGACGCGCGTGATCCGCTGCAGCGCATCGTTGGTCGAGCCGCCCGGCACCGTCGTGTTCAACGCCAGCGCCAGGCGCTGCGGGCCTTCCACCCAATCCTGACCGAAGCTCTGGCTGCGCTTGGTGGCGCGGTTGGCGAACAACCCTTCCTTGGCGCGGGTCATTCCGGTCGACAGTTCGCCGACGCCCGCCTCGAAGAACTGACCGCCCGAGCCCGACGCCAGCACCGCCTTGAAGGCGTCTTGGACTTCGGTGTCCTGGCGGCGCAGCCATTCGATCGGCTCGTCGGTGGTGGCGAACTCACGCCACAGCCGCAGCGACCGCATCTGCTCGCCGGAGGTCACGCCTTCGGTGAAGTTCATGAAGATCGCCGACAGTGCGTTGCGGACATGGAAGCCGGGTGAGAGCGTGGCGTAGGTCTTGAAGAAGTTGGTGTACAGCGTCATCAGCCGACCGAAGCGCTTGTCTTCCAGACCACGCCGCAGCGCCAGGTACGACTTCTTCAACTCCTTGGAGATGATCACGTCGCCGCCGTCCCACAGCATCTCGTAGGCATCGTTGAGCATCGGCACCAACACCGGCTTCAAGTCGCCCTTGTTGGCTGCCTTCAACATCTTGTTGACTTCCATCAGCGGGATGTCGACGTCGTTGGTGAGGTCGGCGAGGGTGCCCTCGTAGCTGTGCAGCACCGCTTCGATGCGCTTCATCTCGGGCTGGTCACCGAGCGGGTTGGCACGCACGATCTTGTTCAGGTCTTCGATCACGCGGTGCATCGGCTGCGCCTCGTAGGACGGGATCGCTCCCGCCTTGGCAGCGGTCAGCCGGGTCGCCGCCGACTTCGCTTCCTTCTTGGTCTGGGTCACCATCCCCCACGCCGTGGGCGGCGTCAGTAGACCTTCGACGCGACGACTGATCTGGGCGTGGCGGGCGCGTGCCGCTTCCTGATCCTTGATCGCCGCCAGGTAATCGGTGCGGACGTGACCGATCGCCTGGTCAACCTCGTCGATGTAGGCCCGTTGCGCTTCACGCTTGGCCTGCAGCGGTGCCTGCCGGGTGGCAACGTCGGCGGCTTCTTCCATCCCCCGGCGACCTTCTTCGATCGTGATCCCGGCCATCTCCTGTTCGACGCGCGACACCCGCTGCGGGGGCGTTCCGATCGTCGGCGGCGCGGGCGGGACGCGACCGGTCAGCGTCCCCTGCGCCTCAGCCAACTCGGCTGCGGTCTGCTGCATCGCCGGGCGCCGCAACGCAACTTCGGCTGCGGCGCGTGCCTCGGTGTCGGCGAACTCGGCTTCGCGGGCTGCGACCTCTTGCTCGATCGCGGTGTAACGCGGATGTTCGGCCGGTGCGGTCGGTGCCGCCTTGGCGATGATGTCGGCACGCTTCGCTTCCAGTTCGGCGACCGTGCGTTCCGCCTCATCGACTTGACGCACGACGTCGGCGTGGTCGGCCAGCCACTTGCGGATCGTCTTTGCCTCGGCCTCGAACCCACGCTTGGCTGCTGCCTGCGCCGACGTGCGCCGGGCAGCCCCCTCAGCCGGGGCGGTCTTGGCGATCGCGTCTTCCAACGTCCGCAGCCGCGTCCGGTTGAACAGGTAGGTCTTGCTGTCGCGCCGCCCCAGAACCCGCTGGGCAGCGTTGAGCGCTTTGGTGTCAGCCGGGTCCAGTCCAGCACCGGCGGCAGCAGCAGCGGCCTTGTCGCCCCACTGGCGCCACGTTCCGTCAGGCTGTTTGACCCAGCCACGATCCTTCAACGCCAGCTTCCAGTCTTCGAGGTCACGGAAAGCGCGCTCGGCGGCTTCGCGCTGCGAGGCGGTGACACGCGCGATCTGTTCCTCGTCACGCTGGCGCCGAGCCAACGTCTCCAACGCCCGCTGGACCGGGTCCTTGGCTTCGCGCTCGATTGCCCGGCCGTGCTGCTGGCCGACCTTCTCGGCCTGTTCGCGGAAGCGTTTGGCACCGTCGTCGACGCGCTTGATTTCGGCACGGCGGGCGGCGATCTGGCGCGGGTTGGTGAGCATGTTGGAATCGAGGTCACGCTGCAGTTGGAAGCCGAGCCGTTCCGATTCTTCTTCGAGTGCTTCTGCCTGCTGCTCGTAGATCGTGCGCCGCTTCGCCAATGACTCGGCCTGCGACATCTCGCCGCGCATCCGCGACTGCACCTTCTCGCTGTTGGCACGCAGCGTCTGGCGCGCCTGCTCGACCTTGGCATCACCGGCCCAGCGCTTGCCGATCCGTTCCCGCTCGGCGGCACGCGCCAGTTGCAGTTGATGGCGGGTGTCGCGGTGGGCGGCTTCCAGTTCGTGGCTGTACTGCTCGACGCGCTCACGCGGAATGTCGGCGATCACTTCCCGCTCCGGCGAGCCGGGCTCGAACGAACGCCCGATGTTGTCCAGCTTCTCCTGTAGCTGGGCGTGCATCTTGTCGAGTCGTTCGCTCAACCGATCGGCATCGGCGACGAGGTCATCGAGGCGCTGCTTCTGACGTTGCCGGGTGCGGCGATCAGCGGAGCGCTGGATGCGGTTCATCTTCTCGCGCTCGTTGCGTAGCTGACGCTGGATGTCTTCCATCTGGGTCAGCAGTTCGTCGCGGTGACCGGCGAGCGCCTGGTACTCGTCGATCGCGGTGGCTGCCGCCGACTTGGCTTGCAGCCCCTGCTCGACCGCTTCGCTGCGCGCTTCACGGATCGGCGTGATCAGTTCCTCGGCGGTGTCGTCGATCCCGCGTGCAATCTCCTGGCGCGTCGACAGGCTGGTGTCGGCCAGGTCGGCGGCGAGCGCGCTCTGGCTCTCGACGATGCCGGTGTTGCGGGCCTGGGTCAGTTCCCCGAACTCGCCCTTCCTGTTGACGTCGGGGACGTACTTGTAGAACTCGGACGGCGGCACCGGCTCCGGGTTGGGGATCACACGCGTGACCGGCTGCGGCGGCGTGCCGGGGGTGATCTTGACGTTGGGTGCCAGCGGGTCGCGCACTTCGCCTGGGCGTGGCGGAGCGATCGTCCCGGTCGACGGGGTCGCCGGGCGCGGCGGTCCTATCTCGGCGCGACCACCCAACGGGTCGTAGGGCTCCGGTGCGCCAGGGTCGATCGCCAGCCCACCGAAGCCACGCTGCGCGCCTTCGCGGCCCCACGAGCGCAACGCCACGTCGCGCTTGGTGGTGTTGATGTAGCGCCGCCATGCCTCGAACGGGTCGGTCTCGTAAATCTTGCCCTTGAAGTCGGGGAACATCGCCCCCAGCTTCGAGTTCAGTTCGTCGACGGTGCCTTCCTCGACGCGCAGCACGTCGTCACCGATCTTGAACTCGTTGGGGGTGCCGTCCGGCTTCGGGCGGAACGACCGACGCTGCAGGAAGCCGCCTTCTTCGAGCAGGTCATCGGTGGTGATCCCGGCCTGGCGCTTGAAGTCGGTGACCCGCGGGTCACGTCCGGCGATCGCGCTCTGCAGCCAGGCACGGAAGTCGCGGCTGATCGAGTGCGGCATCGCGTACTGCGACGTGGTGACACGGCCATCGACCATGCGCGTGATCGGCGTCAACTCGGGCAGTTCGACACCGACCTCGCGGGCGGCGGCACGCACGCGCTCGGCGTACTCCGTGAACGGGTTGACCTCCAAGCCCATCTCGGCACGACGGATCATCTGGCTGCGCTCCGACGACGGGATGTCCTTGACCCGGTCGCGCAGCACACGCAGTTCACGATTGGCGAGACCCTCGAAGACGCCGCCCGCCTTGCGCATCATCTCGTTGCTCTGGATCGAACGCACCGCGGTCTCGATCGACTCCGGGCCCTTGCCGGTGACGAGTCGTTCGTAGGCGGGCAGCAGGTCTTGGCCGAGGTAGCCCTTGCGGGTCACGGCACCACGCAACGCTGCCATCCCCGGCGCGCGAGCGAGCGCTTCCTTGCCGACGCCGACGACCTCACCACCAACACGCGAGGCACCACCGGTGAGCGGCACGCGGGCTCCGGCGAAGCGCAGGCCGGGACGCTTCAATCCCATCGCCGCCGCCTGCGTCGGGTTGGCAACGTTCAATCCCTTGCGACCGATACGTTCGATCGCTTCGCGACCGCCCAACTGCGCCAGCTTCTGCTCGGCCTCGGCTCCGAACAAGGCGCCCGATGCCAGCCCCTTCTCCAACATCACCTGTTCTTCGAGCAGCTTCGCCAACGACGTCGCCCGTCCGGCCTTGCCCGCCACGCCGCCGACGCCGAGCGTGGCGTAGGTCAACGGGTCGAGCACGATGTCACCGGCGAGGCCGACGCCACGGTTGGCGATCCAGTCGAACCAGTCCTTGTCGGTGTCGATCTGCTTGGCGATCTGGCCGAAGCCGTAGCGGTCGTCTTTCAGCTTCTCCTTCCACGTCCGCTCGTCGGCCTTGGCTCGCGCCTCGTCGACGAGCGCGGCGGGCATGAACAGCGCCTCGAACGGATCAGGCAGATCGGTGGCGATCTTCTCAGTGCCGAGCACCGCCAGCCGACGTCCCATGTCAAGCGCTGTCAACGCCCCCGACCCGGCCTGGCCAGCCTTGCCGACGATCCAACCCAGCGCCCCCTGCCCGCCGCCCTCGGGTGAGGCACCGCCGCCTTCTTCGGCCCAACGATCGAACGCTTCCGGGTGGGCCCGAATCCGATCCGCCAACGAGGCGTTGGGGGCGACCCGCCCGCGTGCCGCAGCGGGCGCGGCACGCGGGGGTGCCATCATCACCGGCGGCATGAATGTCACGCCGCGCCGCGGCGCGGGTGGGACGCCATAGCGGCTTTGGTTGATGGCGGCGAGAGGATTCGCCACGGTTACCGCTGTCCTAGCGCACCCATGGCATAGAGCGGGGCGAGGCGTTGCTGAATGACGTCACTGGCCGGGGTCTGGCCGCGTCGTCCGGCGTTGAGGATCGGCGCCAGGCGCATCGCGTACTCCCACGCCGCCTGGGTGCCCTGCTTCTCCATCCCCATTCGCTTGCGAACGTTGCCCATCCGCTGCACCGACAACGGCACCGCTTCATCGGCAACGCGCTGTAGCTGATCGCGCACCGGCTTGCCCAACAGCGACTCCATCATCGAGTACTGGACGCCGGTGCTCGGCCTGCCAGGCAGGTTCAGTTCCGGCGGCGCAGCCCGCTCGGGACGCGACTTCCAACCCTGAGTGATCGGCGCCTGCGGCGTCGCCACGCCTGCCTCAGCACGACGCATCGGCATCCCGAACCCGGCACCGAAGTTGCCGCTGGGATATTCGGACGGGATCGTCTCAGCTTGTTCGCCTGCCCACTCCGGCGCCTCGCGACGACGACCGGTCTGGCCGAAGAACTCCGACATCGCCTGCTGCGTCGCCGACTTGTACTTCTCCATCTGCTGGGCGTCGCTGTCGCCCTGGTCGCGGCGCTTCTGGATGCGCTTCAAGCGATCCTTGAACTCGCCGCGCATCATCTCGATGTCGTCCTGGGTCGACGCCGATCGCTGCAGCAGCGTGCCCAACGTCGGGTCGTTCTGCAGCGCGAACTGCAGGTCGTACTTGGCCCGCGGATCGGGCAGTCCCATCTTCTTCAAGAACTCCATCTGCGGCGAGTCGACCTGCGTGCGCTGGACCCAACGGCCATCGGGCAACTGCACGACGTCGGGCTGCTGCATCAGCGCCTGCTCCGACAGGTACGGCTTGGCCATCTCGTCGGCCATCCGGTTCAGCGACTGCCAGTCGGGCTCGGCCTTGGCCCCGGCGAACTGACCCTGCGTTTGCGGTAGCTCGCTCATCAGCGCTGCCGCTTCGGTCTCGTCCAACTCGTAGTCGCCGGGGCGCTCGATCATCGAACGCACACGCGCTGCTGCCTGGATCGGGTTCATGCCACCCAGGATCAGATCAGCGAGCGTGCCCTGGATACCACCGGTCGACGCCAGGTAGTTCAACATCGGGCCTTGGGTCAACTGCAACGGCTTGTCGTTGAACGTCGGGTCGAGCGCGCCGGGGGCGTAGGCGCCGGGTCCACCCATGTAGGTCTGGATGTTGTTGACCCCGACCGAGCCGAGGTCTTGGCCGAAGTTCAACCGCTGCTGCGCTAGGCCCAGGTCGTAGGGCTGCTCGCGGCCCTTGGTGTCGAGTTGCGGTAGCCCGGCCATGCCGGTCAGCGCGGCGTAGGGATCGAGCGTGCCGCCGCCCCCCATCAACTGCTGCATCATCGCCAGTTGCTCGGGCGTGAAGTACTGCTCGCCGGACGTCTCCTGGGTCGGGTCGTAGTAGTCGTCGGTGTAGTACGGGTCGTAGCTCATGCCCACGGCACCGTTCCGGCGGCGGGCAACGTCGTGCCTGGCGCCGTGCCACCGACCAACTGCAAGTACGTGTTCAAGATGTCCTGGTTCCACTGGTTCTGGGCGCCGACATTGGTGTCAGCCACCTGGTTACGACGCGTCCAGTTCTGCATCGCTTCCTGGTTCGCCGCCTCCATCATTGCCTGTTGCAGCGCCTGGTCGAACGCTGTCTTGCCGCGGGCCTCGCTCATGTTGACGCCGAGGTTGAGCATGTTGCCTTCGAGGCCGAGGTTCTGATCGAACGTCGTGCGGTCGCCCGCCAGCGCCCGCAGGTTGCTCGCCGAGCGCGCCTGGTCGGTCCCGGCCAGCAACGCCAGCGTGTTCGCCATCGCCCGGTCGGCCTGCACGCCTTCTTCGTTGGTGGCACCGACCTGTCCGGGTGCGACATTGTTGGCTTGCATCATCCGCTGCATTGCCGCCTGCAGATCGGGGTTCCGGGTCTGCAAACCACCCTCGAACGGGTTGGCATAGCGGCTGAGTTCGCCCTGAGCCTGGTCGAAAGCGGTGTTGCCGCGGGTGCGGATGCCCTCGATGCCGGACGTCACGCCCTGGCGGGCAACGTTGTACTGCGACGGGTCCCATTTCATGTACTGGCTGGGGTCCGCCAGGTCCAGGTTCTCGGCGGTCAATGCCTGCGGCTTGCCCTTGCCGATGATGCTCGATAGGTAGTCGAACATCTCCTGCGTCATCCCCGCCGAGCCACCGCCGCCACCACCGCCACCACCACCGCCGCCAGAGCCGCCGAGGCCAGGCATCGTCGGCAGCGTCCCCGGTGCCGTGCCCATGTAGTTGAAGGCGGTGTTGGCTTCCTTGAAGGCGCCTGGATCGAGCGTCAGTTGCGATAGCTGAGCGGGTGTCAGGCTCTGGGTCCACCACGTCGAGCCGCCGCCCGGCTGGCGCGCCTGATTGGCGATGCCTTGGCGCAACATCGACGTGTACTGCTGACCACCGGCCGAGGCGACGGCCGAAGCATTCGGGTTCTTACCGGTCGACGTCAACACGCGGTTGCGGTTGGCATTGGCGTTGGCGTACGGCGTGGTGACGACCGGTGGCTTCTTCTTCCACGGACTCTTGGGGACGCCCCATCCGGCCATCAGATGCCTCCTACCAGTTGTCGCAGATACTCCAACGCTTGTGCGTCGTTGGCGATCTGCTGCGCCTTCTCGGCCTCGATGTCAGCCAATGATTGCTGACGGAAGGCACCGAGGCGCTGCTCGTTCAGATCGAACTGCTGTTGCTCCTGCGTCAAGTCTTGCTGAGTCCGGCCGTACTGCTGGGCGTAGTCGCCGAGGTAGTTGGTCATCGCCTGGCGCTGCACACCCGAGTTGATACCGGGCCCAGCCAGACCACGTTGTCCGAACTGCGCCCGGTAGTGCGGGTACGTCCGTCCGAACTGCTGCGACATATCGCCCAGCGCCCGCTGTCCGCGCTGCTGGCCGAGGAAGCGACCGTAGGCGTTGGTCGCCATCTGATTGCCGTACTCGTATTCGACGCCGGACTTCTGGCGCTCGTAGTTCCCAGCGTTGTACGGACTGAACGTGGCCATCAGCCGATCCTGATGATGTGGTTGACGACGACGAAGGGCTGGATGTTGCCGTTGGTGGCGGCGACGCCCGCATTGTTGGTGCCTGGCGCTTCGCCATAGACACCGTGGATATGGGAGATACTGCGATCCGCCCAGCCGGTGTTGTTGATGTTGGGACCATCGGTGTTGTCACGGTTGGCGTTCGTGGTCTGCTGGTGACCGCCACCCGGCAGCGTGTCATTGGTTACGGCGGTCTCGCGCAACGAGAACTCCAACGGGGCGCCGCCCACCTGCCAGAGCGCATTGGTTCGCGACCAGGCACCACCGACACCCTGCCCAGCAGGGATGTTGGCAAGGGTGAGGTTGTAACCGTTCCGCACGTTGCTGTCGTGGCTGTGCTGGACGTAGTGCTGGTGGTTCTGCAGATCGTGCAGGTGGTTGATGTCGGTCGCCGTCGTCGCGCCAGTGTGATTGTGATTGTTGACGACGTGCGAGTGGGTCGGCAGCGTCGCATCACGACTACCGCCCGTCGACCCCACGTTGCCGAACAGTGCGTCACCAGCAGAACGCCCAACCACCGTCTTGCCGCGCGTGTCGGGCAGGTTGAAGGTGCCGCCGGAACCACCGAAGGCGTAGCCGATGGTGGTGAACAACGCGACGTAGGCGGGGTCGGTCGTCGACTTCGCTGAACCGTCGCACAGCGCCCAGCCACTCGGCGCCACGGGACCGCCGAACGCCATCATCATTCCCACCGGCAGCAATGCGTCGACGTAGCTCTTGGGTGTCGCGTGAGCGGGCAGCGCCGGTGGCGAGCCGAGCAGGTTGAGCGGCGCTTCCATCGCCGTCGAGCCGTCGCGCTTGATGACGTCAGTGGCGACGTAATCCTCCAGCGACTGGAAGTTCCAGTCGACGTCGATCGCCGTCGCCGGAGTGTCGTTGAGGATGTTCCGCAGTGGGTTCATGGCGGTCATGTCGTAAACCTCCGCAGGTTGGCTTTGAGGACGATGGCGTCAACACCCCAAGCCTGCGCCTTGGTGTAGTCATCGGCGGTGAACTCCAACTGCACGGCGCGTGCCCATCCCAACGATGTACCGCGCGTCGCCGGGTTGGCAGTCTTGGGCCGCGTCAGCACGTCACCTTGACGGATGCCCGAGGTCCACTTCGTGCCGTCGTCCCAGTTGAAGCCAGCGCCTTTCGGATCGGCGGCGCCACCGGCACGCCAGAAGACACCGCCCGACGTGGTCAGGGTGATGATGTGTGAACGTCGCTCGTTGGTGCCGTCGTAGTTCCAGAACGTCGACATCCGGATGTCGGTCGGCTCCGGTGGAACGCGCGCGATCACCCGCGGACGCAGGAACGACTTGCGTAGCTCCGGCCAGCCGTAGTGCTGCCAACTGGTGCGATAGCCGCAGCGGAAGCCGACCGGCGGCTGGCCTTGCACCATCACGTCACCGGCGACGGTGGGCTGGATGTCGACGCTGAGCACCCCGGCGACGCCGGTGCAGCCACACGTCACGACGAGCGGGAACTCGGTGCCGACGTCGGAGTACTCGACGGTGCAGGCAATCGTGCCAACCGCCGGGCGGTGACATATCCAGGCGTTGAGTGCGGGATCGAACACCAGCATCGAACCGTGCGAGTCGCTGTACTTGGTTTGGTCCCACGGCAACGAGACCCACAGCCGACGACCGAGCCAAGACATCCAGATGTCGATCCCGTTGTCGAGTCGATCGAGCGCCAGGCGCAGCTTGTCGGAGATATCGACCGGGGCCTGACCGCCATAGGCGTAGATCGCGTTGCGCCCCGACGACGAGAAGAAGTACACGGTGTCGTTGGAGCGAGTCACGCACGACGGGCTCGGTGTTCCCACCGAGGCTGCGACCTTGATCAACTGCCACGACTCGGCGTCGTAGCCGAACAGCGCCCACGTCGAGTCGATCTTGAAGATCAGCAAGTGGTCGTTGTAGGAGCGGATCGCGGTGATCGCACCGCCGCCTTGCTCGATGTCGATGTAGTCGTTGGCAGCCCAATCCTCGGGCTCGTCGGTATGCGACCAGCGCAGCCGGTTGGGATAGATCGTCCCATCCTCTTGGGTGTTGGCGGCGAAGACGTACCCGGCGTGCGGTTCGAGATGCTCGGCACGCGGCATCACGCCACGCACCGGCGTCGTGTAGTTGTTGTTCCAGTTGGCGGCTGCCGCCACCGCCAACGCCGCACCCTTGTTGCCTGCCGCCGGTTGGTTGGTCACCTTCCACGACGGGTTCTGTCGACCGCAGGCGAGATACACGGTGTTGCCCCATGCCGCGGGATCGGCGAGATGGGGGACGGCACCGCACACCAGGCCGAGGTCGGTGAAGGGTTGGTTGGGGCCTGCCGCCCAGACCTTGTTGGCGTTGGTGACGAACACCGAGAACGTCCCGTTCGAGTACAGGTGTAGCTGTGCGTTGCGGGGACGCCAGTTGGTGACCGGAGTGGCGACGATGTCGGACGGGTTCCAACGCGACCAACCGGGACGGGTGAAGAACCCGACCCGCGGGTCGATTTCCATGTTGAGGATCGCCGGTGATTCGTTGTCGGCCAGCTGGAAATCGGAGCGAGCGGTGTTGATGCCGCCGGTGAAGTCGGTCAGGTTGAGCGGCTGCAGACGGCTCATGGTCCGGCCGGGGTCACGATCTGCCAACCCATCGACGGGCGGATGTGGCCGCTGATCGAGCCAGCGCCGACCAGCGGCCGATGGTGGACCGGCTTCATGATGTTGGCATGTGCCAACTCCACGTCGTCTAGCCAACGCTGCATGTACGTCGCCTCCAACACTTCGTCTTCCTGCTGGGCGTAGGCGAGCGCTACCGCGAACTGTGTCAGCGGTAGGTGCAGGCGCGGGTCGCAGTCGGGGCTCTCGGTGGCAACGTCGATCCATGCCAGCGGCCTGCGATAGCCGCGCAGCGTGAACGCCCGGTCGACGTCGTGGCCGACGACAGGCCACAGGTAGATGCGGTCGCCCCAGACCGAGTACATCACCGACGACGTCGTCCCGGCGTTGTTGCCACGGAACACATCTTCGGCCCAGACCTGGGGCACTATCTCCAAGCGGTAGCCGTGGATGTCATCGGTGAGCGCCATGATCCCCGCCGGGTCAACGTTGCCGGGCAGGTCGATCCAGGCTTCGTTGGCCAGTTGGGTGACCGCCCAACTAGTGGCGAAGAACGGCCAGCGCGACTCGGCGTTGAGCGTGCGTTCGTATGCCTGCTGCAGATAGACGTCGATCGTGGCGTCGGGCAGATCGTTGGCATCGGTCTGGGTCTGGGTGCGAACGACCGAGCGCAGTTCGTTGACGGTTACCACTCGAACAGGTCTTCCTCGGTGACGGCGGTGGGTTCACTCACCGGCTGAGTGGGTCCGATCTTGGTCTTGCGGGTCTTCGGCTTGACCTCACTTGGTGAAGTCGCGTCAGGAGTTGGTGTCGTCGGCGCGTTGGAGAAGCCGACCGCCTGAAAGCGAGATGCTGGGGCGACGTTGCGTCCCCCGGCCGCATGGTTGATCGCCTTGTCCGTGGCAGGCGTGCCGTAGTAGGCGTTGACCTGCTGCGCCGATTCCTTGGTGGCGTCGGGCGGGCGGCGGTACGGGTTGTTTGGTTTCGGCATCCCAGCATCCTCTCAGGTGTCAGCCCCGGCCCGAGTTGGGACGAGCCGGGGCCAACAGGTCAGGGCGCCTTGGCGATGCCGGTCAACTTGAAGTTGCGACGCCGGTTGCGGATCGTGGCGTTGCCGTAGGTGGTGATGAACGACACGCGAGCGTCGATCGCCTCGGCGGTGGCGACGCCAGCAGCGCCGCCACCGGAGACACCGCGCACCGAACCCGAGAGGTTGTCGGTGAACGGCGACTGCGTGAAGTTGCGGTCCTTGTGGATGACGAGCCCGACATACTCGGAGTTGATCCCGTACATCGTCCCCACCGGGCACTCGGCATCCCACATGATCGGGACGTTCTCGAACAGCAGGTTGCGGAATCCGAGGTTGGCCTTGTCGGTGTCGGTGTAGCGAACCTGCGGGGTCAGCGTCGACTCGAAGAAGCTGTAGGTCGCGGGATCGGTGAAGATCGCATCGACCTGATCGCCACCGCTGTCCGACGTCGCCATCACCGCCGTGCGCATCGCCGCTTCGAGACCGGCCGCGTCGACGGCGCCGACCGCCGCCTCGTACGACTTCCACCACGTCTCAGTGGCGGGGTCGATCCCACCCACCGGCGTGGTGCTGTCGATCAGCGTGTCGAGCGAGTTCCCGTCGTTGGCGGGGGGAGCCGAGGCGTAGGTGCCGTACAGCATCCGCGCCATCTTCAACCGCATCGTCATCTCGGACTGCTTGATCTTGGCTTCGAGCAGGTTGATGCGCTGCTCCTTGCCGGAGTTCTGTGCCTCGTCGAGACCGGAGATGATGATCGTCGAGAACCACTGCTTCCACGGGAAGCGGGCAGCGGTGAGGGCATTCGCAGGCTTGACCTGGATGATGTCCCATTCGCCGTAGGTGTCGGCCTGGCCTTCGGCGTAGAGCAACGGCTCGATGATTTCGTAGCCGCCATCCGCGATCCGCACCCGCCCGTTGGAGAGCAGGTGTTCGAGCAGCGGATTCTTCTTGAAGATGTTGTCGGTGTAGGTGCCACGCACGTTGTGCATGGTCGAGGTCAGGAGTTCGTCCCAGGTTGCCGGAACGTGTGTGGCGAGAGCCATCGGTGGTGCCCTTTCGGGTCAGGCCGATCAGCGGTGTCGCGACTCCACTTCGTTGAAAGCCGCTTCGATCGCTTCTCGGTAGGACGAGTACGACGGATTGGCAGGAGTCGGCGAGCCGCCGTTCACACCAGTTCCGTTGCCGACCACCGCAGCCGCTTGCGCCGCTGCCTCTTGACGCTGTGCTTCTGTCGCCTGCTGCTGCGCGGCATGTTCCTGCTGCGCTGTCTGCTGGGCTTGGAAAGCCATCGCCTGGTACACCACCGGGAGCATCTCGATCCCCAGCCCCATTTGCATGGTCTGGCCCACGACCGCCCTGATCTGATCGTCGTTCAATCCGTACTGCTGCTGCAGCCCTGATACCGCACCACGCAACTGATCATCAGCTTCGCGCTGGGCGATTCGCTGTTCGAGCGCCAGGCGTGCCTGGCGTTCAACGGCGATTTCGCGTTCCAAGGGATCGTCGTATTCGGGCTCTGCCTCAGCTTGGGCGGCTGCCTGTTGCTGTGGTGTGAGACCGAGATATTGCTCGATCGTCATCCCCGCCCGTGAGGCGAGAACTTGAATCGTCAACCCAGGATTCTGTTGCATTGCCTGGTGGAGTCGCAGTGCGTCTTCCGCTTCTCTGCGTTGCTCCGCCAGTTGTTGGCTGTGGCGTGTGAACGCCGCCTGGCGTTGATATCCCTGTAGCGCTTCGGACAGTGGGACCGATATTTCCTCACCATCGACCTTGACCTTGACGTGCCTATTGGCAGTCGCGTCGTCGATGTCGAGATATTCGGGCTCCGCTGGCGCTTGCGGTGCTTCGGACTGTTCCGGCGAAATCTCGGCTTGTCCGCTTGGCGCGGGACCGCTCTCGACCGGAGCCTCAGATGAGGCTGGTGCATCACTCACGAGTGCCCCTTTGGATTTGTTCGTGGTGAGGCCGGATCATAGCCCAGGTCAGTAGGGCGGCATCGCTTCCATCGGCGGCGCTTGACCGGGCGGCATCATTTCCATGTCCGGCGGTCCTTGCATCATCTCGGGTGGCATCTCGGGTGGCGTCTCCGGCGGGCCTGGCGGCGGCGCGCCGAGTTGCTGCAACGACTGATCGGCGCCCGGCGGTGGTGTCGGAGGCGGCGGCTGCTGCACGAAACGACCGGCATCCTTGATCCCGAATCCTTTGGAAAGCAGTTCTTGGTAGAGCGCGGGCATGTTGACGACACCCGCTTCCATGAACGGCATCGAGGCATCGACGATCTGCAGCGCCGACTGACGCCGGAAGGTCTCGTTGCGCGGCTCGGTCGATCCACCTTGAACCTCGAAGTCGAACTCACCCTTGATCCGATCCTTGTCGAAGTTGACCCAGCCCTTGACCGGCATCGTCACGATCCGAGCGACCTGATCGCCGGTCGTGTACTGCTGCATCAGCCCGACGACGCGCTCGGCGATTTCGCTCAACACCAGTTCGACCTTGGCGAGACGGTCCTGGGCGCGGCTGTTGGCGGCGTCCTGGATCATCGCCGCTTCGGTGGCGGTGCGCCTGATCTGCTGCTGTGGCTGGCCACGCGCGTAGTCGCTGACGCCGGACACGCGATCGAGGTCGTTGCTGATCATCGCCGACTGGTCGAAGAACTCGGCCGGGGTGACGACCGCCGGGACCGGCGCCATCGCTGTCGACGGATCGTCGTCGCCCTGGACCGGGATGAACACGTTGTCCTTCTCGGACTGCATCGCCTCGACGCCGTCCTGATCGAAGCGATCCCTGGCATACACCCAAGCACGGCGGAACTTCTTGCGGTAGTTGAACATCTGCGTGCGGGTCTCGTTCAGTTCGAGTTGCAGGGACTCGATCTGGGCGACATCGCCGAGCGGATAGAAGTGGTCGGGGACTTCGTAGTTGCGCAGCATCACGAACGGATGCCCGAACGCGTACGGCATCTTGGTCGGCTTGATCAGGTACGCCGGGTCGTCGTGGTCGTCGGTGGTGGGCGTGAACGTGCAGACCTTGTAGCGCCGCAGGTCGTAGAACTCGATCACTTCGCAGAAGCGGATCGCCCCCTCGTTCTGGGGCTTGTCGTTGCTGTCGCGCCCGTCGCCGTCACTGTTGTCCCAGCGCGACCACGATGAGCCGCTGACCCGCTTGCGTGCCGTCGCTGAGTAGCGGCTGTCGACCTGGACGTCTTGCACTGGACGCCACGTCCGCTGGGCGATCCAACGCATCTCCTTGGGGTGGCGTGCATCGGGGTCGACGAACATATCGAAGATGCTGACGCGCTCGATGAACGGCCGATCCTCGTCCCACTGCAGCATCTCCGATTCGACGTTGCCTTCTCGGTCTTCGCGGTCGTCGATGCCTTCTTCGTCTCCGGCATCGTTGGCGTCGGGCGTGTCGGTCTCGGCCTTCTTGACTTCTGGCTTCTTCGTCCACTTGTAGCCGCACTTCACCCAGCCGTGCCCGGCGAGCAGCCAGTCGAGGATCGCCAGGCGGAACTCACGCTGGTAGTCGTAGGTCCGCCACAGCCAGTTCAGCACTTCTTCGGTGATGATCGCGGTGAAGCCGGACTCGGGGTTGCGGGCGTTGACGACGAAGCGCGGGTTGTTGATCGCCACTGCCGGGGCCATCACGTTGATCGTGGCGAACACCATGTTGACGACGAGTGCATCGGTGGTCGGATTGCCATCGAGGTAGCGCCCTTGGTACAGGTCGATGTAGCGCTTCCACGAGTCGTCGTAGTTGGTGGTCTTCGATGTCCGCCAGTTCTTCGAGCGTGCCAACTCGTTCTGATAGAAGCGCAGCAGTTCGGTCTGGGTCTTCATGATTC